AGACGAATTGATTTATATGTGGCTTCCCCAGATACATTTTGGCGCATTGTTAGAGAAGAGGCCGAAAAAATAGCTAGACAATTTTGGGGAAAATGAAAATCAAAGAAAATGGAGGAATAAAATGAAATTCAGAAAGAAACCAGTGGTTATTGAAGCATTCCAAATGACTAAAGAACGCAGATTCAACAATTTCGAGTGGCCGGAGTGGATGCACCGTGCTTGGCAGTTGGAGAGAGAAACACCCGGCTCACTATACCCGACAGAGGAAGGAACAGGAGACGGCACTATTTCGATTGGCACGCTTGAAGGTGCGCATTTAGTTTCGTGGGGGGACTGGATTATTCAGGGCGTTCAGGGTGAACTATATCCGTGTAAACCAGACATTTTTGAAGCCACCTATGAACGTGTTGAGTAATACAACGGGGGTGCCTGTAAAATTAATCCCAAAAGTAAACCGTGAGTATATTTTGGAGCATAAAATGAAAATCAAAGACATTGAAAACCTCCGGGCGGATTACAAAGATAAAGACGCAAGAGTTGTTGAGGCGTGTGACCTTTTAATCAGAATCATAACCAACATATAATTTCAATTCTCTATCAACGCGGCAGGCTGCCAAATGGCTTTTGACCCATGAGAGAGAGCGACACATCCAGGACATTCTTAAAATTGACGAAGACCTTCAGAAGCTGAAGGATGTTGATATCCCCGATGAACTCAAGGCGCTTGCCGGTAATATTCGGTTTGAGGTGTAAAATGCCCCAGATAGAACGATATATTTTACTGACCCATAATCAACGCAACTATGAGTTTCACAACTTTGAAGATAGCGATGATAGGGCTATCAGGAAGGCCATAAATGCCCTTGAAAGAGACTTGGGCATGGTGCGCGGTGGATTGGTTAAGTATTTTAGAAACAACCCGGATAATATCATTGTGAGGATTAAATGAATAAAATAATTTTGCCTCTATCAATTTTCATTCCACACAAAACAAAAGAGGATCGGGAGTTTAAGTTGAACCTTAACATTTACCGGAACACACATCATTTCATTTTAAATAAAGCAAAAGAGTTGTGGAAAGAAGTTGTGCAAAAAGCATTGCTGGAAAATGCAAGGCTTATAAATGGCTTACAACCGCCATATCATTTTACATACACCATCTATCAACCATCTGGCAGATCGTTTGATGTGAGCAACGTAGGGGCTATAATCGACAAGTTTACAGCAGACGCCCTGCAAGAGTTTGGCTTGTTGGAGAATGATAATTATAAAAACATACCGATGGTGACCTATAAGTTCGGCGGCATTGATAAAGTAAACCCACGGGCTGAATTGGAGATAGTAGAGATTAATCAAACAGGGGTGTGCAAATGATCGCTCTTTGTACAAAATGCCAAACGCTTAATGATTTCCGTAATGACCCGATTGATACTTGTTACAAATGCGGGGCATCCAATATAACCAATGAGAATTTTAAGATTTACCATCCGGAACGGAAAGAAAACCCGAAACGAAAAAAATACATCCGGCTGAAGGGTGATTGCTCGATATGCGGAAGAAAAAATATAGATTTATATAGCGCAAAAGATGAGTTGTGCCAGAATTGTTACAGGGATGACGTAACACAACGGCAAATCAAGGGAATAGCGAGACAATATCGAAAACACGGCGGATAGTCTGGGCCAGACGAACGGCCGGGGAACCCCTCCCGGCCTGCCGCTTAAATCAAGGGGAAAGAGAGGGAATTATGAAGTGGTACAAACATTTGTCAAAGAGCCTCAATAATCCATTTATTCGTGAACTCATGTATGAGTTTGGATCAGATGCCTATCTGGTTTTTTTCGGCACTTTAGAGATTTATGCTGACAACTTCGTGCCGTCAGAACGCTATGAACTCTGCGTCAAAACTCGGTTCTTACGCGACCAACTCTTACTTTCCACTTCAAAACTGCAAAAGATTCTCACGAAAATATCGCAAAATCCAACCAAGGAAGATAGATGGGAAATAAATTTCAATAATGACAAAGTAACTATTTTCATTCCTAAATTTAAGAAACTTTTAGACAATTATACATCAGATACCTTGCAAGAAACTTCCAAGCAACTTCCAAGTGACGAAGAAGAAACTTTCCAAGCAATAAGAATAAAGAATAAAGATATAAGAATAAAGAATAAAGAAAAAGATATAAAAGCCACAGAAGACACCTTATCACCTGTTGATAACTCCCCTCAAAAAGAGTCGCCTTTTGAAGATCAAAAAATCCTGGATGAATTAAATATCCTGTATAGAAAAATATCAGAACTATACCCGACATTTAAAATACAGAAATTTTTTCAGCTTTATAAAAACAAAAATCCAAAAGCAATAATCCATACGTTTAACCGGCTTATTGAACAGACTTCAAAAGTCGGAGAAGTCAAAGCGCCCTGGGCCTATTGCGAAAAGATAATCACGCTTGAAAACATGAATTACAACGCGGAGGAACATAGAGCGAGATCAGAAGAATTTAAACAGCCGATTGATCTGGTTCAATGGGCGCAAAATATAAAAGGAGTTTAATATGCCGGACACATGGAAAGAAACAACATTTACAGCGGACAACGGAAGGGAATACCCCATGTTCAACGTCTATCTGGGGGAAAATAAGTATGATTCAAAAAAAGAGTGGTTTGGAATTGGAGTTAAGAAAGCCGCGGCGATCCTTGAGAACATCGAAGCGCTGAAAGACTTTGTTGAAAAGCATGGATGAGGCCATGGATAAAATAGACATAAAAATCGGGCATGATGAAATCAAGACTTTCATGTCAGAACAATTCAGAATCTATTCATGGCGTACAGTTTTGCGTTGGAGAAAATCAGGGATGCCGTTTCATAGGTTATGGAACGGTAAGCCCTATATAATTCCTGAAGAAGTCATTCGCTGGCAGCTTAAAAAGCAATGACATACATCTGTCATACATTTGGCAAATTCCATCTTTTTAAAAAACAAGAGATAATGCAGCCATGGATAGCATTCAGGCTGGCAAAGAAGTTATATCCGAAACCCAACAGGCTTTGAAAGATGCCGGTATGGGTTTACCGCGTTTGGTTGTCAAGCTTGGCGAATTGCTCGAAGCGCAAAAATCTATTTCCTGTGTGTCGGGCAAAGATGCCGGTACAAAGACTATGGATTTCATCGAGGTTCCAGACCACGCAACGCAGATCAAAGCTTTGGATATGGCGTTTGAGTTGGGGAATCATTATCCACCAAAGAATCAGAAAGTCGAGTTTCCGGATGCCAACGGAAAGCCTCAAAGCATAGGCGGATTATTCACAGACATGGAACGAGCCACGCGGCTTGTTTATTTACTTGACCAAGCGGCTAAAAGGAAAAAGAATGCAAAGCGCGGCAAGAAAGATTGAGGAAATATCCGGCATATTAGAAGCAATGGGAGATAAAGAACGCGAGGAACTTGATGATATACTCGCGGCTGAACTTCCTGTTTGGGTTCCGATGGTCGGGCCGCAATCCGATGCTTTAGAGAGCATGGCCGATATAGTTTTTTATGGTGGTTCAGCTGGCGGCGGGAAAACAGATTTACTTTTAGGCAACAGCTTAACACAGCAAACCAATTCAATTATTTACCGCAGACAATCAACGCAACTCTTAGGCATTCAAAACCGCTTACTTGATGAAATAATCAAATCCCGGAAAAACTGGAATGGCCAGGATGATATTTTACGTCTTCCGGATCGTCGTATCGAATTCGGTTCATGTAATAACCTGGGAGATGAAAACAAATATCAGGGGCGGCCACATGATTTTATTGGCTTTGATGAAATTACCCACTTCCTTGAAAGCCAGTTTCGTTTTTTAATTGGCTGGTTACGGACAACTACTCCAGGTCAAAGATGCCGTGTTATTTGCGCGGGCAATCCGCCGACCGACGAAAACGGACGCTGGGTTATTCAGTATTGGGCGCCGTGGCTTGATGACAAACATCCTAATCCCGCTTTACCGGGAGAAATACGCTGGTACACGACCATTGACGGAAAGGATGTTGAAGTTGAAAGTGGGCGGCCTTTTAAACTGAATGGACGCATGGTACAGCCGATATCACGAACATTCATTTCCTCAAGAGTAACAGACAATCCTTTTTTGATGGCTACGGGTTACGAAGCGACACTTCAGGCACTACCAGAACCATTAAGATCACAGATGCTAAACGGCGATTTCAAGGCCGGTGTGGAAGATAGTGTTTGGCAAGTATTCCCGACGGCGTGGGTTGACGCGGCCATGGCACGATGGACACCCAACGGAAAACAGGGCGAAATGACAAGCGCGGGAGTCGATGTTGCGCGGGGTGGTTCAGATCAAACCGTTGTATCGACACGCTATGGCCGTTGGTATTCGGAATTAAAACGCTGGCCCGGAAAAGAAACGCCCAATGGATCTATAACAGCCGGAATAGTCGTTTCTTGTGTCAAAGACGCGGCGCCAATTCATGTTGACGCTTTGGGTGTCGGCGGTGAAACAATTGGACACCTTGAATCAAATGGAATGCAAGTTGAGCCGATAGTTGGTTATGACACAAAGTCTTGTGTCGCCCAGACCGACAAAGCAACAGGAAGATTAACATTCAGAAATCTAAGAGCAATGATCCATTGGAGATTCAGGGAAAGCCTGGATCCGGAGACCGGCGATAATATAGCCTTACCTCCCGATCCTAAACTGAAATCCGATCTATGCGCTCCGCTTTGGCAAATGAAGCCAGGCGGAATTCAGATTGAAGAAAAAAGCGAAATCAAGAAACGAATTGGACGCTCTCCGGATGATGGCGATGCCGTGATTTACTGTTCAATTAACACACCGAAATTGATCAACAAAGCAAACAGGCCGCAACATCAATCAACGGTAGCGGATATTTTTACATTATCAAGCCGTCAACAGCAGACGGATTATAACATATTTGGAGGTCGGTAATGGCGGCGGGATTAGCATTTGTAAAATCGTGGTGGTGGGTGGCTAAAGGAATTGGTGACATGATTGGAGCCGGTGGCGCGGCAGCCGGAGCAACAGAAGCCGCAAAGGGTAGCTTATTAGGAACGGCGGCAAAATCACTTGGTACGGCCGCAGTTGGAACAGTAGCCGGTCAAGCGGCGTCAACCCTTATGACCAAAAAGCCGAAAGCAGAACTTCCGCCCGTAGCTGAAAAGACTGATCTTCCAGTACCCAAACCAAAGCCGGTTGCACCGGGCGGCGTACCCAGACAAACATCTGCAACCATGGAAGACGAAAGACGCAGGATGGCGGCCGGATTACCATCAGCGACACAAAACACCTTTGCAGGCAACAAAGGCAAAGCGGCAATTACGAAAAAAAGACTTTTGGGCGGCGGGACTTACGGACGCGAGACAACGGGGCAATAAGACATGATCGAACCGAAAAAAGTAGTTCAATTATACAATAAGCTGGATGAAGAAAAATCCACATTAAAAACTCATCTGCAAGAGATTGCGGATTACATGGCTCCCGTTCATCAGAACATCAACAGCCAAAAGCAGATGGGCGCAAAGCGGATGTCGAAAATCTATGACGGCGCGGCCATCAGAGCCTTGAGGGTGTTCGCCAATGGCTTATATGGCAATTTAACACCTCAATCAGTTCCGTGGTTTATGTTGACGACCAAAGACCAAAAGCTGGCTGAAAACGCCAATGTCAAATTCTGGCTTTCCGATAGCACGGAAAGAATGCGCAACGCAATCAACTCATCCAATGCTCCGCTGGCTTTACATGAAATCTATTACAACGAAGGATTCACCGGGACCGGCGTGTTGTACATTACACCCGGAACCCGTTACGTCATAAACTGTCAATCCTATTCCATCGGGAACTGCTGTCTTACCGAAGACGCAGAGGGTGTGGTTGACGGGATTTACAGGATGGAGAAATTCACCGCCCGACAGTGCATTCAGTTATGGGGTGACAAATGCTCCGATGAGATCCAAAAAGCCTATAAAGACAATGCACCTGATAAAGCATTTGAAATCATACACGGTGTATTTCCACGAAATGATTATGATTGGAGAAAGAAAAGCAATGTGAATATGCCGTATGCGAGCGTTTACATTGAGAGAAAAACACACAATTTATTAAGCGAAAGCGGATATAACGAATTTCCGTTTGCTTGCCCGCGCTGGGAAAAGACACCCGGCGAGTCTTACGGACGCTCCCCGGCGATGGATGCCTTGCCTGATGTCAAAATGCTCAATCAGATGTGTTACGACAACATGAGGGGAATCCAAAAGATGATTGACCCTCCCATCACGGCCTCTAATGAGGCGAGCCTCTCAACAACAAACACCAAAGCCGGGGGCATTATTTACCACAAATCGGGACAGGAACCGAAAGTCTTTCATTCCGGGGCCAGATTCGAAGTTGCTTTGGAAGTCGAAGAACAAAGACGGCAGGCCATCAAAGAGGCCTTTTATAACGATTTATTTCAATTACTGGCCTCTGATCAGTCGAATGACCGCACGGCGTATGAAATCAGCAAAAGGCTTGAAGAAAACCTGTCTATTCTGGGCCCGGCTTTGGGACGGCAGCAAACGGAACTTTTTGACCCGTTCTTAACGAGGGTATTCTTCATCATGTACCGCGGGGGAATGTTATTGCCGCCTCCGCCCGAACTGAAAGATGCAGGATTATCGGTTGAGTACGTTGGAAGATTGGCCTTAGCGATGAAGTCCTTTGAAACACAGGCGACGGGAGCCGTTCTAAGTTTTGTTGGTCAACTTGCCGAAGTCCGGCCGGAAATCCTTGATAATTACGACATTGACGAAATTGCGCAAGGAACAGCCCATCGGTCGGGTATGCCGATCAAGTATTTAATGCCGCCTGAAAGACGCGATGAAATCAGGGCGGAGCGTGCAGAACAGCAGGCGCAGGCGCAGGAAGCCGCGCAAATGGAAGCCATGGCAAGTCAAGTGCCGAATTTAAGCAAGAAACCGGAACAGGGCAGCCCGATTAATGCCCTCATGGGAGAATAAATGGAAGAAATATTTGACACAAACAAAGACGAGCAAGCCGAAATCGTTCAAAAAGCGATAGATATTGAGAAGCAAAAGCGCATCAATTACGGCCTGACCTTCTCTACCCAGACGGGCTTCGAAGTTTTGAAGGACATTCTGAAATTCACCCATGCTTTCTCGACTTCGTATGTTCCGGGCGATCAAATAGAAACAGCGTTTCGGGAAGGTGAAAGAAACGTATTTATATACATCTTGTCAAATCTTTCTGACGAGATGAAATCACAAATAGCAAAGGAGATTTAAGTTTATGGCGGACGATCAGAACAATGATCCTGGCAATCAGGGAAATCAAGGCGGTGATTCTGGCAATCAGAACGCATTAACCATCAACGCGGAACTTTTGGGAGAATTCAAGGATGATCCCGTTTTTAAGCCGTTTGACGGCAAACCCGTATCAGAAGTCCTAAAATCATTTAAGTCGGCGCAGAGCTTAATTGGCGGCGAAAAACTGGTACTTCCACAAGGGAAGCTGGACACCCCGGAAAATTGGGAACACGTCTTCAACAAATTGGGGCGCCCGAAAGACGCGGACGGGTATCAATTAGCAAAACCGGCCGACTACCCGGAGAATCTTCCCTACGACGAAAACATGGAGAAGACATTTCGGCAGGCATTTCATCAGTTGGGAATTCTTCCTAAACAGGCGGCGGGGCTTTATGACCTTTGGAATAAGTACAATATCGACCTGTTTCAGAAATTTGAAGGGGAGCAGAGCCAGAAAGCCGAAGAAACCATGGATGCGCTCATCAAGGAATTGGGAACCAAAGACAAATATGATGAGTACATGAGGGGAGCGCAAGCGGCCTTAAAGAGATTCGGCGGCGATCCCGTAGAAGTTCAGGCTTTTATTGACAAATTCGGTAACGATCCGCTGGTCGTCAAGGTATTCGGAAATGTCGCAAAGGGTATGCTGGAAGACGCGGCTTTGAGGGGCGACAAAACCTTTGACCTGTTCGGTGAAGACCCGAAAGCGAAGTTGGACGCAATCCTGTACGACAAAGACAACAAGATGAACGGGGCTTATTGGAACAATAGCCATCCTCAGCATCAGTCGGCAGTCGATGAAGTTTACCGTTTGCAGTCGTTAATTCACGGAACTAAAACAGTGGGGGTTATATGAGCGATAAATTTGACGCAAAAAAAGAAAGCCGGAGGGTTGTAACCCAATGGGGGCAGCCGAATAAAAACGAATACACAGACAAGGGGACAAAGGCCAATGGCGAGACCAAAAAAGAAAACGAAAGACGCTGATCTGCCAAGGGTAGAAACAGTTACAGAACCGGAAGTCACTATTCCGGTTCCAGCCTTATCTTATGCCCTTAAAAGGGAATTGGAAGAAATCCAGAGAAACACCGGCCAGGTCATAGATTTATTCCAGCCTGTCGAAGAACTGGAAAAGATTTGCAATAAAGCCAACAATCCGCCCGCTTCATGGAGGGATCGCTGGAACGGGTAACTCGCAAGAGTCCGTAAAGGAGTAAAAGTTAAGCAGTCGGGTAGCTCATTTTTGAGTCCGTGGAAGCCGAAAACAGGCCGCCAAAGGCACAGCGAACCGTGCCAATGATAGCTTCCGTTTCACGGGTAGAGCCATCGAAAAAACATAAAATTTTTTCGGAGGTTATTAAAAATGAGTACAGAAATCACCACTGCAATGGTTGAACAATATTCAGCCAATGTCCAGATTCTCATGCAGCAGAAAGAAAGCCGCCTGCGGCCTTTGGTCAGAGTAGAGACCGGGGTTGTGGGGAAGAATGCTTTCTTTGATCAGTTAAATTCAACCGCGGCCGTTCTGCGCACACAGCGTCACGCCGACACGCCTTTAGTGAGCACGCCTCACCTGAGACGGCGTGTTTCCCTGGGCGATTACGATTGGGCCGACCTGATCGACAACATGGACCTCAAAAAGATACTGACCGATCCGGCCAGTGCTTACGCCCTCAACGCCCGCAACGCAATGAATCGGGCGATGGATGACGCGATGATCACCGCCGCTTTCGGAACCGCTTACGGCGGAGTCGATGGTTCCACGTCTTACACCTTTGACACATCCAATAACCAGATTGCCAATGGTTCCGCAGGACTGACGCTTGCGAAACTTCGGAGTGCAAAACAGATTCTGGATGCCAATGAAGTTGATGATGAAGGTCGTTTTTGTGTCATCGGTTCCAAGCAGTTGCAGGATCTGTTGGGTGTGACGGAAGTCACATCAAGCGATTTCGCGTCTGTTAAAGCGCTGGTTAACGGCGACGTTGACACCTTCCTGGGGTTTAAATTCGTCCGTTCCGAAAGACTGTCTGTCGCTTCTTCAATCCGCAAATGTATTGCCGGTCAGAAAAACAGTCTGCTTTTGGCTGTCGGTTTGGATGTGGTTGTTGATGTCGGCCCCAGACGGGACAAGAACATGGCGAATCAGGTTTATTTGGGAATGTCCATCGGCGCCACCCGCATGGATGAAAAAGGCATCGTCGAAATCGACTGCCTTGAAGCTTAAAGGAGGAAATGAAAAATGGGCGATGCAGTAAAAACAGTTGAATACACTAAGGCCGTTTCTCCCTCTCCCGCTTCTTACATGGGGACGGAATACGAGGGACGGGTAAAAGCGGTTATGGGTAAATACGAAGCCGCTTCATTGGGAACAGGCTCAACCATTAAGGTGGGTCTGTTGCGTAAAGGTGAAACGTTTATAACAGGTTGGGTCATTGCCGATGATCTTTCGTCTGCCGGAACTTTGGCGCTGGGCGATATTAAGGCGTCGGACGGTTCCACGGTGGGCGACGCTGACCGCTATCTTGCGGCAACCGTATTCACCACGGCAGGCCAGGTCACGCAGTGTACGACCGAAGCCGGCCGTATGTACACCGCAACCGAGGATATGATTGTAACCTTAACCACGGCAACGGAAGAAATGACCGGAACGATATGGGTCATTTATCTGAAAAATTGCCTGTAAGGAATGGAAATGCAAGTTCCTCTTTGGGAAAGTAACGGCATCTATGGTCGGGCGGATTTACATCCCCGCCCGGCCTGTGCCGGAAATTATCACGGAACCGCTGTCGTATTGGGTTCGGCCAGGTGCATTTGGGATGACATAGACAAAGTTGATTTTGAGAAAGTCGAAGTCATCGCAATTAACAATATGATCATGCACTTTAAGGGGCGGGTTCATCACGGCGTTTCTTTGCATCCTGAAGAACCTCCGCTTTGGCGGCAACTCCGCATGACAAACCAATGCGAACCTTCTTATGTTCATACGCATTCGCACAGGCTACCCGAAAACAACGAGAATCTCCCACAGTACGACTTTAAGACGAGACATGGCTTGGATTACATCTGGGTTATTGAAGGCGGCAGAGGGGGAAGTTCGGGGCTTTTTGCGACAATGGTTGGTTTGGCGCTGGGGTACGAAAAGATTATTTTATGCGGTGTTCCTCTTGATGGGTCTGGTCATTTCTTTGATCCTCCCGGAAAAGTGGTTAATCAATTCAGAGGCGGCAACATTAAAGAGGAATGGCTTAACGCAAATGAAAAATATTTCAAAGGGCGAGTGACATCTTATTCAGGCCAGACAAGGGAATGGCTGGGAGCGCCGGAAAATTTAAAATAGGAGAGAATCATGAAAAAGTTTATTTTGGTTATTTTGATCATGTTGTTTTCGGTGACGGTCTTCGCGGATAAGGTGGACTATTCAGCAAACCTCACAGCGGACGCAACGATTGTCAGTGGTAAAGCGGAGTTTCACGGTATCACCATCACCGGCGACGGCACAAACGTAATCACGGTTGATATTCACAACGGAACGTCAACATCAGGCGAAAAGATTGTGCCGACAATTACCTTTGCACAAAACGCCAATACAAAAACACAGTCTTTCGGGGTTTATCCGCCCGTTGATTGCAGCAAGGGAATTTATATCAACATAACCACAGCCGGAACAGCTAGTTATGTTGTGTACTTCAAGAGGTATTAAACTATGAAAACATTACGATATTTAATCATCTTCTTGTTGCTTGCCGGAGTATCTTATGCCGGGCCATATCAAACCGGCGGGGCTACCCCCGTCACCGGCCTGACAGACGCATCCAACGTCGCCATCACCGGCGGGAGTGTGACCGGCCTTACTAATCTTGGGGCGGCTAATCTGACCGTAACAAGTTCGGCGAATGTGACAGGTGTTACGTGGACAGGGGTAAAACCTACCTTTGTTGACGGCTCGTCTTCTGCGAATCTTACCGTGGCTCAACTATCCAGTACCGTTATCGGCAATCCTACGCAGTCTGGAAACGTAACGCACGTTTTACCG